GGAAAGCCTAGCCCGCACATTGCTCCCCCCTCCGCGATCCGCTCCACCGCCTGAGCGCCTGCCGGGGGCCAGGGGCCCCAGAATCCCTACGTCATAGCCCATCTGAGGCGCCCCAGGAGGCCTACGTGGCAGCAGTTCCGAGCCCTATCCGCTCCAGGATCGTCGGCAGCGGCGAGGAGGCCCCCGACCAGCTGCTCGCGAATCCCCGGAACTGGCGTATCCACCCGAAGGCGCAGCAGAGCGCCCTCTCGGCCGTCCTCGAGGAGGTCGGCTGGGTTCAGCAGGTGATCGTGAATCGGACCACCGGCTACGTCGTCGACGGCCATCTCCGCGTGGCGCTCGCGCTCTCCCGTTCGGAGCCGGTCGTGCCCGTCCTCTACGTCGAGTTGACCCCGGAGGAGGAGGCGCTGATCCTGGCGTCCCTCGATCCGCTGGCCGGCATGGCGGTGACCGATCAGGTCATCCTCGACGACCTCGTGGCGGATCTCGTCATCACGGATACGGACCTGGCGGAACTGCTCGGGAAGGGGAACGGGCACCCGGTGGAGGAGGATGAGGTCCCGGAGCCGCCGGCCGATCCGGTCACGCAGCCGGGGGACCTGTGGCTGCTCGGGGAGCACCGACTGCTGTGCGGGGACTCCACTGACCAGGCTGCGATGGAGCGCCTGACCGTCGGCCAACGGTTCGGGTGCGTGGTGACCGACCCCCCCTACGGGATCGAGCACGAGGGAATCACCAACGACTCGGAGGCGGGTCTGCCGCGGCTGTTCGAGACGGTTCTGCGGACGCTCCCGCTTGGGGATGCGGTGGTTGCGGCCTTCCAGTCCCCTCGGCTCGTTGCCCTGTGGCTGGATGCGGTGCGAGCGGCGGGCCATGAGATCGAGCGCCTGCTGTGGCTCCATCGGGTGGCGGCGAAGACCTATCCCTGGCGGGGCTGGGTCATGGCTTCAGACGCGATTGTGTTGTCGTCTATCGGTGAGCCGTCCTGGCCCGAACCCGCCGACTACTGCCACGACACCTACGAGAAGACGGAGTTGGAGCCAGGGGACCTGACCGGAACCCATACGACGATCAAGCCGTCATGGGTCTTCGAGGACTTGATGCGGAAGCTCCCCGCGGGTCCGGTGCTGGAACCATTCGCTGGGTCTGGGACGGCGCTCGTGGCCGCTAACAACCTCGGCCGCACCGCATACCTCATGGAGATCGACCCGGCCTACTGCGACGTCATCGTCCAGCGGTGGGAGAACCTGACCGGCCAGACCGCAGTGAGGGAGGACCATGCCGACGCCGAGCAAGTTCAAGGCTGAGGTCCGCCAGAAGATCATCCAGGCGCTATCCGTCGGAGCCTCCCGCAGGACCGCCGCCGCGATCGCCGGCGTGGATCAGGCCCAGATCCGCCGGTGGCTGGAGAAGGGCGAGACGGCTGCGGAGGGGACCTCCTACCGGGAGTTCTACACGGACGTGATCTCGGCCGAGGCGGCGCCGCGGATGCGGGCGTTGGGCGTGATCTACAAGGAGCTCCCCGACAACCCCGGTCTCGCGTGGAAGTTCATCGAGCGGCGGGAGGACGGCTACGCTCCTCCGATCCCGCAGATGGTCCAGACGGCGCCGCAGGTTCAGATCCAGTTGAGCTTCCACGACGGCGGGGCGGTCACGGCATCGGCGGTCGAGTCATACATCGAGGGTGAGGTCATTGAGCAGGACGAAGAATCCCGCCCGAGAAGTCTCCCCGATCCGGGTCCCTCAGCTTGACGTAAGGCTCCCCGAGCTCCACCCGATGCAGAACGAGATCTTCCGTGACCCCGCCCGGTTCAAGGTCGTGGTGACGGGACGGCAGTTCGGCAAGACCTCACTGGGGGCGACGAAGTGCGTGGCGACTGCCCTTGAAGGCGGGAATGTCCAGTGGGTAGCTCCGTCGTTCCCGATCGGGGAGCTTGGCTGGCACATGATCGACGGGCTCTGCCGGCAGATCCCCGGATGCCGGTTCGAGGGCCGGCCCATCTTCCGGATCACCCTCCCCACGGGGGGTTCGATCCAGCTTCGGTCTGCGGACAACCCGGACTCCCTGCGTGGAGCCACCTTGGACGGGGTCGTGTTCGACGAGGCCGCTCAGGCCAAGCCCGAAGCGTGGCCGTTCCTTCGCCCGACGCTCTCGGTCCGAAGAGGCTGGGCGATGTTCATCTCCACGCCCAAGGGGCTGAACTGGTTCCACGATCTCTACACCGACGCCGAGCGGTTGAACGGGTGGGCGCGGTGGCGGGTTCCTAGCACCGCCTCACCCTACATCCCCCCCGAGGACATCGAAGAGGCGCGGCAGACGATGTCCTCGCTGCTGTTCTCCCAGGAGTACGAGGCGGAGTTCATCTCCACCGGTTCGGGGCTATTCCACGCCGACTGGATCCAGCACTACCGGACCCGGTTCGAGGGCGAAGACCGGTTCTACATGCTCGGGGATGAGGTCGTCTCCGCGCAGATGTGCCGGTTCTTCCACACCGTCGACCTCGCCTGGTCGCTCGAGGAGGGCGCCGACTACACGGTCATCTCATCCTGGGCGGTCACCCCGAAATCCCATCTCCTGCTCCTGGACGTGAACCGGGGGCATTACGAGGGCCCGGACATCGTCCCGCAGCTGAAACGGGCCTATGACCAATATGGGGGCATCCTGCTCGTGGAGCGGGCGACCCGGCAGATGTCGATCATCCAAGAAGCGGACCGGACCGGCCTGCCGATCAAAGAGGTCCGGGCGGACAAGGACAAGGTTGCCCGTGCCTTGCCCGCCACGGCTCGGATGGAGCAGGGCCGGGTCTGGTTCCCGCCGGCGTCGACCCCGTGGTTCCGCGATATCGAGGAAGAGCTCCTGGCGTTCCCAGCGGGGCGACATGACGACTTCGTCGACACCCTCGCCTACGCCGTGCTGGAGATCGCGAGCGGGTCGGCGTATGAGGGCGGACGCGGCCTGATGACCGTTTGATAAAAGCAGCGACCCCCCGAGGGGGGCCACAAGAGGCAGAAAGGCTCGTTCGCTAGACGAGGAGCCGTTCCTTGCTCCCGCGCTTGCGGGCGCTGCGGGTCGAATCCTAGCACGGAGGTTTCTTGGGACTCAGAGAACGGCTCGCCAACAGCTTCCAGACCAAGCCGAACCCCTACCGCCCCCCGAGCTTCGGGGCGTTGTCGGGGTTCGACACCGACCTGCCCGGAGACCAGGGTGGTGTGTCGTTCACCCCGAACCGTCAAACGCCCCGCTACGACTTCATGCGGGACACCGTTTCGGACCTCGTCATCTACGGCAACTCGTTCTGGTGGAAGGCGAAGAACGCCGGCCAGCGGCGCCTGATCCGGCTCCCGGTGACGCTCGTGGAGCCGAAAGAGGGCTCCGTCCTCACGGGGCCGGGTTGGTACGAGCTCACGACCTCCGCGGGCCCGAAACGCTTCGAGACGGGCGAGATCGTCCACATCCGGGGCTACAACCCCCTCGATCCGCGCATCGGGAGTCCGATCCTCTACTCGCTGAAGGGCATCCTGGCCGAAGAGGTGTCCGCATCGAGGCACAGGACGGGATTCTGGCGCAACGCCGCCCGCAGGGACGGGATCATCCTGCGGCCGAAGGAATCGGGCAACTGGAGCGACGACGCCCGCGAACGCTTCCGCCAGGACTGGCAGAACGCCCATTCGGGGGCCGATAACGCCGGGAAAGCCCCGATCCTCGAGGACGGGATGACCTGGGACGCCGATTCCTTCTCCCCGCGGGACTCCGAGTTCATCGCTGGCAGGCAGTTCGGCCTCGACACCGTCGCCACCGCGCTGCAGATCCCTCTCGCGATGCTCTCGAGGACCTCCACCCCGACGTTCGCCTCGATGAAAGAGTTTCGAACGGTGCTGTACGTCGACGTATTGGGCACATGGAGCGCATCTATCGAATCGGCCCTCGCGCTGCAGCTGGTGCCGGATTTCAACGACCCGGACCTTTACGTCGAGTTCAACATCGACGAAAAGCTCCAGGGAGACTTCGAGGAACAGGCGAACGCGGCCCGAAACTCGGTTCAGGTGCCGTGGATGAGCGTCAACGAGATGCGGGCCAAGCGCGGCCAGCCGCCCGTCGGTGACCCGAACGACGAAGAAAACCCCTACAACAGCCCAGCACGGCCCTCGAACTACACATACGCCGGCGATCCGCCGCCCCAGGCGCCCGGAGCGGGGCTCCAACTCGCTCCCGCGGCCTCGAACGGCCACATCGACGACACCTTGGCGCGGATCCTGGAGGACAGCCATGACTGACGAGGTTTTCGACTCATCGGACGCCATCGGGGAGTTCAGAACCCTCATGCAGGACCCCGCGGCCCGCCAAGCGTTCATCCAGATCAAGGAATCGAAGGCCGAAAGCGGCTCCCGGATGCGTTACGAGCACATCCTGCGGGCCGTCGGAGAGACGCCTTGGGCCATCCGGCCGGCGATGTTGGGCGTGATCGTCGACATCTTGGCCTTCCGGGCCGAAGGCGGCCGGTTGAGCGCCGAAGAGGTCTCTCAGCGCATCGGAGCGGGCCGAAATCGGCCTCAAAGCCCCTCTGGAGTCGCGATTTTGCCCCTTCACGGCGTGATAGTGCCCAAAGCGGGCCTCATGTCCGAGGTTTCGGGCGCCACGTCCATCGAGGGCTTCCGGGGCCAGTTCCGTCAAGCGATGGCCTCCCCGGACGTCTCCAGCGTCGTTATCGACGTCGATTCGCCCGGTGGGATGGTCGATCAGGTGCCCGAGATGGCCGCAGAGATGCGTGCTGCGCGGGGCCAGAAGCCCATAATCGCCGTCGCGAACGCTGAAGCGGCCTCCGCGGCCTACTGGCTAGCCTCCCAGGCGGATCAGTTCGTCGTCACGAAGTCCGGGCGCGTCGGTTCGATCGGCGTGTTCACCGCGCACGAGGACGAATCCCAGCGCAACGAGAAAGAGGGCGTGCAGACGACTCTCGTGTCCGCCGGACGGTTCAAAACGGAGGGAAACCCCTTCGAACCGCTCACAACCGAGGCGAAAGCGCACCTCCAGAGCCTCGTGGACGACTACTACGGCATGTTCGTTTCAGACGTCGCCAAGGGCCGCGGTGTCAGTGTTGACGCGGTACGCAACGGCTTCGGCGAGGGTCGGGTCGTTTCAGCGGCCGATTCCGTGAAGTTGGGCATGTCAGACGGCGTCGGGAGCCTCGAGGGGACCGTTCAGGCTCTTCTGCGGACCGCAGTCGCCGCGTTCTCGCCTAACCGGACCGCGACGACGACGGCGACCGTCCCGATCAGGTTCACCGCATCTTCCGTTCCCAACCTCTTCGAGGCGGAGGCGGAGCTACAACCCGAGCTCTCAGACCAACCCACTGGTCTCTCGGCAGAAGAACTCCTCGACCTCGAAACACGGTTGAGCGTCCTATCCGAGTAGCGGGTTGCCCCCGCGAATGAGTCAAACAGCGAACAAGGAGGCAAGCATGTCGGAACGACTCGACGTGTACGAGGCCGAGAAACGTCGGCACACCGAGCGAGCCAAGGAACTGCTCGCGGCGGCGAAGACCGAAGACCGTTCTCCGACTGAGGACGAGCGGAGCGAGATCGAGCGTGAGATGGCGTCCGCGACAACGTGGGCGCAGAAGATCGCCGACCTCAACGACAACGAGGCCCTCGAGGCCTCGATCGAGCGTCTGGGTAACGCCATGGCGTCCGAGCCGTCGGAGAAGGTGAATCCCTCACACGCCCGCACCCCCGGAGACGCATTCGTGTCATCCGACGGGTACAAGGCCCTGATCGCACAAGGGTTCTCGGGTCAGTGGCGCACGCCGGCACTCGAGTTCATGGGTGCAGCGGGTGACGCCGTCCTCGAGTCCACAGGATCCAACGCGGATGCGATCTTCCAGCAGAACCTCGCGGGTCTCTACACCCCGTCGTTGCTGCAGGAGACGCCCTCGCTGGCGGGCCTGTTCGCTCAGGGCACAGCCGAAGGCGGGACGATCAAGTACATCAAGACGACCACCCGCAACGCACCGGCCAACGCCGTGACCGTTGAGTCACAGCAGAAGCCGGGAGCGGAGTACGCGTTCGACGACGTCACCGTGACGTTGCAGAAGCTGGCGGCGTTCATCCCGGTCTCTGAAGAGATGATCGAGGACTCGTCCGTCATCGCTGCATACATCAACGCGCAGCTTCCGTTCATGGTGCGTCAGGCCGAGGACAAGAAGCTCGCCACGGAGATCTACGCCGCGGCAACGGGCGTCGGGCTCTCGACCACGATCGGTGGAACGGATGCGAACGGATTCGATGCGATCGCGGACGCCATCAAGGACGTCCAGAACGCGGCTCACGTCGACCCGGACGCCCTGTTCATCAACCCGACCGACTGGTGGACCCTGCGCGTGAAGAAGAACACGCCTGGGGACTACTACGGCGGCGGACCGTTCGTTCCTGGTCAGTCAAGCCCGTGGGGACTCAACACCGTTGTCTCCGCAAGGGCGCCGGCTGGCTTCCCGCTCGTCGGGAACTTCAAGCAGGGCGGCCAGGTCTTCCGCAAGGGCGGCATCCGGTTGGAAAGCTCGAATAGCCATTTGGACTACTTCAGAACGAATCTCGTGGCTATTCGTGCCGAGGAAAGGGTCGCATTGGCGGTTTACTACCCCGAGATGTTCAGCGTAGCGAATCTGGCTTCCTGATAAACATCTCCGGTTGGTAGGAACCGTGTAGGGTCACACGCAGACGTGGTTGGGTCGGGGGGTTCCCCTAGGTTCTCCCCGGCCCAGTCACACAACCTAGGGGGTCTGCATGGACACGAACGAACTAGCCTGGGCCAGCGGTCTATTCGACGGCGAGGGCTGCATCTCCATCGGTCGCAATCGCGGGTCGCTCATGGCGTATCCGAACATGACCATGGCGATGCAGGATCAGGATGCCGTGCTGCGCTTCCACGCAGCAGTAGGTGTCGGAACCGTCGGCGTGCGACCGCCACACGGCACGAACCAGCGGGCGCTATACACCTGGCGGGCCGATAGCTTCGAGAACACGCAAGCGGTGATCGCGCTGCTGTGGTACGGGCTCAACGCTCGGCGGAAAGCGCGGGCGAGAGAGGTGCTGACGTTGGCTCGCGAGTCGCAATCACTTCGACGGTACATGCGCCGCGGCGACTCGTGCAGCCTGTGCGATTCTCCGGTGCTGGCCCGTGGACTGTGCAGCAAGCACTACCAAGCGGCGCGGCGATCCGCGTGAACGTCCGATTTCTGGTCCCGTGGCGATCGGACGGCGAGTACCGAGACAAGCTCTGGGACTTCTGCCGAGCGAGATTGGAGCGAGACTACCCCGGCATCCCGATCGTCATGGGGGAATCACCTCCGGGTGCGTTCAACCGGTCCGCAGCGATCAACAACGCAGCAGCCGGCGAGTGGGAAATCGCGGTCGTTCTCGATGCAGACGTGATCTGTGAGTGGGTGCAGATGGCAGAAGCCATCGCCACGGCGCTAGAGACGGGCCACTTGACGTTCGCGTTCGACGAGTACCGCGGCCTTACTCCGCATATGACGGCCAAAGTCCTGAGTGATCCGATACCGCAGAACCGGTGGAGTCCGGAGCCGCAGTGGCAATCGGCCGAAGTCTGGAACAAGGGCGTGAGGTTCCGCAGCAAGGTTCACGAGTCATCCGTGGTGGTCGTCCGGCGCGATCTTTGGGACGAACTCGGCGGCTTCGACGAACGATTCGTGGGCTGGGGCCAGGAGGACGTCGCGTTCGCTCAAGCTGCACGGGTCCTCGACGGGGAACCTATCCGTATCCCAGGACCCGTCTGGCACTTATGGCACGAACGTAGCGCCGATCGCAACGAGCACCTGGGCCGTTACCGAGCCAACCAGTTGCTCGGGGATCGGTACCGAGGCACGTCAGACCCTGAGGCCATGCTGGAGCTCCTACGGGAGAGAGACGATGCGAGGGCCAGTCTTCGAGAGCATCTACCGGCGTAACTCCTGGTCCGGGACCGAGACGCGCTCGGGTCCGGGCTCCACCCTCGGAGCGACCGAACGCCTGCAACGGATCCTCCCCGAACTGATGCAGGGCCTCGGTGCTCGCTCGATCCTTGACGCTTCCTGCGGGGAGGGCTACTGGATGCCCGAACTCCCCGGCTACGTCGGGGTGGACATCTCGATGACAGCCTTGCTCGCCGCGAAGGAACGGCATCCCGACCGGCGATACCTGCGGCAGGACATCTGCACGGACGAGCTCCCGATGGTCGACCTGGTGTTCTGCCGCGACGCTCTGCAGCACCTGAGTCTCGCTGAGGGGTTGGTGGCGCTCCGCAACTTCCGCTTGACGGGCGCGACGTGGTTCATGTGCTCGACGCACGAGGGGGGATTGAACGTGGACATCTCCGCCGGCGGCTACTACGAGCCCGACATGCAGGCGCCGCCGTTCTCCCTCGGGACGCCGTGGATGATGGTCGAGGACGGGTTCTGGAACGACTGCGAGCCCTACCCGAACAAGTACATGGGGATGTGGACATTCGCGTCGTCGTAGTCGTCCCTTGGAGAGGGGGCGATCCAGACCGGGAAGAGATGTGGTCGATCACTCAGCCATACCTCGCTGACTTCGGCTGGCCGATATGGCTCGGTGATCGTCCCGGTCCCTGGTCTCGCGGTGCGGCGATCAACGCGGGAGCGCAAGCAGCCGGGGACTGGGATGTAATGGTGATCGCGGACGCCGACACCGTCCCCGAGGTCGAACCCGTTCAGAAGGCCGTCGACATCGCGCTCGAGTCCGAAGGTGCGATCCGCCCGCACGACACGCTCTGGATGATGAACCCGGTCGAGACCCTGAAGTTCATCGCTGGGGGACCGGGGAACGTCCGACGCTCCAAACGCTCGCTCGTCAACGCCGGCGGTGGGCTGCTCGTCGTCTCCCGCACCGCATGGGAGCGGGTCGGGGGCTACGACGAGACGTTCGTCGGATGGGGGCACGAGGACACGCACCTGAACACCCGCCTACTTCTCGAGTCCTACTGGGACCGCATCCCCGGTATGGCGTGGCATCTCTGGCACCCACGGGACGACGGGAAGACGCCCGAGCGGTGGGCGAACAAACGCAAGGCCATGGTCCTGCAGATGCAACATGCGGATCGCATCGCCGCAGAAGGACGTCGCAGGGGCTGGGACGTCGGGGCGGTCCTGTGATCCCCGAAGACACCATGGCGTGGCTCGACAACACACAGGGACTCATCGAGCCGGATGAAGGACGGCGGCTCTCGGTTCTCGCGTCATGGGTTCCACGTAACCAGGCCATCGTGGAAGTCGGGTCGCACACCGGACTGTCCACATGTTGGCTCGCGGCGGGGTCGCGGGCGGGCAACGGTGCCCACATCATCGCGGTCGACCCCTGGCCTCCGCCGCGGCCGAACTCACAAGACGATCCGTGGGAGCTCGGCCCCGAAGGTGTGTTGCAGCGGTTCAAGGACAACGTGGCTGGTGTCACGCAATGGAACCCGCGTGAGGACTACGGCGACCTCATCACCGCGATCCGGATCCGCTCGGAGGAACTGGCGTCGTGCTGGGTGAAGCCGATAGGGCTGCTGTTCGTTGATGCGATCCATGAAGAAGCTGCGGTGAAAGCGGACTACGCCGCATGGTCCCCGCACGTCGCGCCGGACGGGATCATCGCGTTTCACGACTACGGGGATAGTTATCCAGGCTGCAAGCGCGGCATCGACTGGATCGCATCGACAGGTGCGTGGGAATCGCTCGGCGTTGTGGGGAGTCTCTGGGTTGGGAGGCGACGTTGATCCCGCCTATCTTCCACCGCATCTTCCTCGACGATTCGATCCCGGAGAAGTTCGAGGGCTACTGGGAACGGTTCAGAGAGCTCCACCCTGGCTATGAGTTCGTCACCTGGGATGACTCATCGAAACTCGGCTGGATCCGGAACCGGGAAGCGTTCGACAGGGCTACCACACACGCTGGGCGTAGTGATGTTCTCCGATACGAACTCCTGGCTAGGTTCGGTGGCATCTACGTTGACACTGACGTTGAACCGCTTCGTCCCT